GATGAAAGACAGTCTTATTACCCCAAAGCTTTACGCCATCAACAGCAAAAGTCTTAACCGGGTTGATAAGGTTCTCATAAAGCGTGTCTTCATCAAGAAGCGTTGTCTTGTAGTAAGCCTTTGCACTCTCAACTTCACCACGGTTCAGTCCGGCAGGGGAGAACCAAGGGAATGAAACATTATCGGTTGCAGCCATATCCCTAACGACATCCTTAGTCGGAGGAAGGTCAATGTATCTCTTGTTGTCGCCATCCCAATACTTGACCCAAGGCCAGTATGTGCAAGCGTACGGGCTGTCAATCTCAGTATCTTCAAGGAACATTGCCACATCGCTTGCATCGTATGGCATCATATCCTTATCATACTGGGGTGCTGCCATGATATAGAGAGCATCGCCACCACGGCCATCCTCACTATCTTCAATGACATCAAGAGCATCCTCGGTAAGCAGACTATTGTCATACCAGTTAATTCCAGGGGTTGCGAAAAGATTAATATCAACATCTTCAGGATTTGCAAACTGCATATAACCAGCAAGATATGCATAGTAATCAGTAGTAATCGCAATGTTAGGAAGTTTGAGGCTTACCATCGGGTCAAGTTCTAACGACTCATTTCCACCGCCAATCGGCCTGAAGATTTCATTATATTCATAGCCCTCAGCTGAACGACGAAGCTCGTATTTGTTTCCTCTGTAGTTATTTGTATTCGTCCTATGGTCGCGGTTGATATCCCATCCATCAAAACCGCCGTACGGATAAACAGTAAACTTACGAAGATTAATATCCTTGTAAAGACATTCGTCAAGATATGCAGTAGGAAGGATACGAGGAATACGGTTGTACTTGTTCATCTGAATCGGTGAAACAGTCGTGAACGTGAAACCAGATTCTCCATCAACCTGAGGAACTGAGTCTGGTTCTGCCGTGAATATTGAATCAAGGTGGAATCCATTACTAATCCTTGTCGGGTCAGCATCTCCAACACCATCCGCATAAGCGTCAACACCCTTATAATTTAAGACATCGTAGTCAAGCACCTCATCATTAAGACCGAAGTACTGCCTCTTTGGCTTAATCGTATTGTCATAGACAGTATTGTAATTCATCGTGATGCCACACTCTGTCTCATACTTAGGGATAGGATAACCAAGGAAACCACATGGTACGCAATCATCAATACCTTCTTCCTTACTGAATTCAAGTGCGATATACTTGGACTTGTTAGGATATGTACCATCAATAGTACCTATCTTGAGACCAACGAAGTTTGACTCGCCCTCAACCATTGAACAGTTTGTGTACTTTTCAAGAACAACCTGTGAATTGTCGCTATCGTAGAAGTCACGGACAACAACGTCAAACAGACCTTCAATCGGGCGAATTCTTTGGAATGAAATCTTTACCTGGTAGTTCGCTGCGTTACCATCACTGATTGTATAAACCTTGAATAGTTTCTTGACATCAATGGTCTTCGTGCTAGCGGCCTTAACCTCGGAAACAATCCAAGGAGTTACAGCACAACGATATGTTGAAATGTAGTTCCAGTAGTGGAACTTTTCCTTGTTTTCATCAAGATAATCCTTAGGCCCTTCTGTACCGATAATGTTGTAGGCCATAACACACTCGCCAGAAGCATTCAAGCATACACCGTCCTTGTCTCTAGCACTATTATAAGCACAATCATACAATGTTTTATAGAATGCCATATCATACACAGCCTCAATATAAAGCGGAGCTGAACCCATAAGAGGGTCTTCCGGGAAAATCTTATAAAGATAGTCCGGGTCAGAAGGATTCATTGACACATTATATGTTACCGTCGCTGTATGTTCTGTATTTGCCGTATCACTGAAATCATAATACTCAACCGTGAGTGAGAACTTTCCAAGATTGATATCAATGTTGCATTCTTCGTCATATGTTGCAACAGCTTCAGCATTTTCTCCGTATGAAACACCGCTCAGAATACAGTTTGCACCATATACATTCCCACTATACGGATTTAATTCAACATTTACGACAATATCTTGTGGCTCTTCCGATGTCTCAACGCAAATGCCGTTAATGCTTGTCGCGCCTGAATATGTCTTTTTGGAACGAAGAATTGCGACAGGAACCTCACCAGCGTCACCTTCGGCTCTAATAATCCAAGCCTTACCGGCCCAGTAACCAGAAAGACCAAGGACACGGACAACTTCAAGTTGCTTTGACTCCTCAAGATATGCCTTTGCAACATATGGGAGTTCGTATTTTGGATAGTTGGTTCCTTTGAACTTGATAGGGGATGTACCGCCGAAGTAGTCAATGAAGTCATCCCAGCTCGCAATTGAAATCGGCTGGAATGCGGGGCCCTTAAGGGTCTCACCAGCTACGCCGAGGGTTGTGATACCCAAACTTTTAGTGGAATACTGAATGTCTCTTATCTCAGTGTATACACCAGGAGAAACATGACCACCTCTTGCATCGCTTATCATCTTAAACTAATCTTTTTAACTTATTATTTTTCTATAAATAGTGGCAAATAGCCGAAAATATATCATCCACTATTTTTATTCTCTTACAATGATTTCCTCTTTATAGCGCTCTTCTTCCGAATCATTATCAGAAACTATATCATCTTCGGTAAAACCATTTAGAATTATTTCTCCATTGCGGCTTTCTCTTTTTTTGATGACCTTGGATATTGTAACTACATCTCCTTTGTGGAGCTGAATATCTTCCAGTATGTTCCCGTCCACGGATTCAGCAACAACGTCTCCGTTAACCTTTATGCGAAAATATTTCACATTGACGCTATAAGTCTCATTCGCCTTCACTGTTACATCGGTATCCATTGTGAAAGACAAACTGCTATCGCACGGTGCAATTATAACCTTTAAGGCCGTATCCCTATAATAATAAGGAGTTTCATCCTCGCACTCATCATTTTCAGTTATAATTGAATGTATGTCGGCTATCTTGTGCGTTCCACCAAACTCTATATCCGCATAACTACTTCCCATCGTAGTGTCAAAACCAATGAATGAAAGTCTCGGAACCTCATGTACGCTAAAACTGTCTTCGGTTATGATGTATGCCCTTACCGTAATGTTGTAAGACTGAGAATAATACTGCCTATCGTTGATACTGTACTCGCTGTCATCACTTATATCATTGAGTTTCATTGATATATAGTGACCGTTCGGACGTATATAACAGTCAATTGCCTTAAAACGTTCATTTACAAGCTCATTGAACTTATTTAGAAGCTCAAATTTATTGGTGAACACACTTACCTTATATACCAAATCAACCGCAAATGGCTGTTTCATACGGTATTCTATATAATATTCACGTTGGTTTTTATCTGCAGCAAGCACTCTTTTCATCAACCAGGTATGTTCTCCTGGAATATTCTTGCTTTCACCGTTTATTGTACCGCTCTTCGGGTTGTTTTCCCTGGATATTGACTTGAAATTGAGTATCGGGTTCTGGTCCTCGTCAGTAAACTTCCAGGACTGCATATATTCGCTGAATCTTTGATTGGAGAACAGCGTCATTGTCGGCAATTTCTTTCCTTCATACGATATTTCAAGGCTCTCCTCCACCCATTTCTTGAACTCACGGTCTATATCTTCGTAAGTCAATGGATTGGGAAACGGACTGCCGTCTTTTAACTCTTCCTTATCAAAGTTCAGACGCAATTCTTTCGGGTCCGGCTGATTGTCGTACCCCATAAAGTTCTTAAAATTCCTGCTTCCCATAACTTTTAGATATTGATGCCTATCTTTTTAAACAATAGGTCTATTTTTTTTGCTGTATTATCTTCTTTATAAATAGTTCTGTATAGTTCGTTGTTGAGAATATCCTTCATTTTTATATGTCGGTCAATAACGTAGTATATTTTTAGGCCATTTTTTAATGATTTAGTATATTTTTTTGTATCCCTTTCTATGCATTCATTTAAGGACGAGAAAAAAGCCCCTCCAAAATGTTGCTGACCCTGGCATTCAATCCCTACATTATAGGTTGGTAAAAAGAAGTCTATTTTTTGATGTGAAAACTTTTCGTTTAAAAAACTTGGTGAATATTGTTCTATATATTCAATATTATTTCTTTCCAAATAGTTTTTTGTTTCTTGTTCGAGTTAAATAGATAGAAACAACAAAAAAAGATATAAATGTTTTTACTGGTTAAGAATTGAACTCTATTGAATCACAAGGGGCACACTCGATAGTTCTGAAATAAGGGGCAACGCCGTAGATTGTGTTCTTATTGGCGGTCATTCCAACCCTTCCATCATTCGTGACAGTAAAATACTCCATTCTTTGCGGGGTTATCTGTACGCCGACATAATCACCACGCTTAATATCTATGTCAAGTTCGTCAAAAGTTTTCAATAACACACTGAAAATCAACTTTCCTGGCTTGGCGAACATACCTTTCATCTTGTTCTTCTCGTAAGATTGAAGTTCCGCTTCCTGTATCTCATAAACACACGGAACTTCAATCGGCGGGAGGTAACGAATGGCATCCTTGTCTGCTTCTTTGTAAATATCGTTAACTTTTGTCTTTGAAAGGTCTACTTGATAGAGTATAACTGTCTGATTTGCATCTTGTTCCAGATATTCCATAGCGAATTCCATTTCAAGGTTATACTCATCCCTTCCGAAGAACTTATGGTTCCTCTTGATTGGCGTTTTCCTCTTCAAAGTTGTGTTCTGAAACTGTAAATCCATCACAAATAAAGCCTATTTTGTTATATAGATAAATATCGCTTTTCTTGGATAAAGTAGACATATTGTACCGCTACTTAAAAGAAAGCTATAGATATATAATAATATAATATTATATATAATATATCTCTAGAATCTTAATATCTGTTAAAGAAGAATAGTATTTAGTTACTAATTTGCTTTTTAACAATATTTTTAGTATCTTAATAAGAGATAATATAGTTAAAGAACAATGACTTATACAAGCGCGAAGGCTCAAAATGAAGCAATTGAAATATTAAGGGGGTATTCAGGTACTAACCCTTACTATCTCATGCTCAAAAGAGATGTTATCCTCAAAGGTGACATCAAGAAACTCAATGCCTTCAACGTAGAGTATATCATTGACAATCAAAACTTTGTCCCGAAACAGATTGGAAAGACCATTAAGATTGCCGATTGGTATGGCTTGAAGAAACAAGAGGATTGGGGTACGGAATTTATCCCTCAAAAACTCAGAGTTGTCAGTCTTTTAGGGGAAACAAGCACGACTTATCACTGCTATGTTCAATATAGACAAAGCGTAGACCCAGTTATGGCTTTTCTTCCCAAAAAAGCGGTACTTACCAATTTTACATTACCAGATTGGCACGATTATCCGGTTGATTTTGACCGCTATGATAAACTTTCAATGTCAAAAGACCCGAACAGAAAATTAAAACTTCACCAAAAAGACGGTATCAAGTTCCTTCTGGCGAGAAAGAAATGCGTCCTTGCTGATGATATGGGTTATGGAAAAACTTGTGAACTTGCTGTAGCCGCCATTGAAGGAAATTTTGATGCTGTGCTCATTATTTGCCCCGCTTCAATCAAGTCAAACTGGAAAAAAGAGCTTATGTGGTATGTTCCAGAGAGGGATATTACCATAATTGAGTCATATCTGGATAAAAACAAGTGCGAACTTGAAAGATACCTCGGTTATAAGGAGGGTAAATCCGGTTTAAGCTTAACTGAACTCCAAAACGAGGCGAAAGAAACTGGAAAATGGGGTGAAAATCGTTTTGTCATTGTCAATTATGATATTGTCAATGAGTTTTATGAAATTCCAGCGACAAGAAGCAAGGAAAACATTGAAAAGGCTTACAAAAACAGCCCGATGCTCCAATATATAGCAAACAAGAAGGCGTTGGTAATTGTTGACGAAGCCCATAGACTGTCAAACACGACGGCTGACAGATATAAAATCATAAAGGACCTCATAAAGAGAGGGAACCCGGACAGCGTTTATCTGGCAACCGGAACACCAATTACAAATAATCCACAAAACTATTTCAATCTGCTCCAACTCATCGGTGACCCTGTTGCTGATGATAGGGAATATTATATGAAGCGTTACTGTGCGGCGATTGAGGTTCCCCGTGACAATAGGGAAAGGGCTAAACGTGACGCTATCAGTAAAAAGTTCATCGCCAACAGAGGAAAATCCAATTGGTACGAACTTACGGACGAAGAGAAGAATGAATTACACGAAATCGTCAAAAAGAGTGTACGAATGCTCACAATTCCGAACGGGGAGAGCAACTTGGAGGAACTCAAGGACCGCACCGCACATATTTATCTGAGACGAGTGAAGGAAGACTTGCTTGACCTTCCAAATAAGACGGTGCACGAACTGTTCTATGACCTTGACATGGGACAGATAATGGAATACAACCGGCTTTGGGAAGAGTATGAAGCGGCACAGTTGGAGGCTGACCCGACGAAGGACCTGAACAAGGAATTGCTTGAAGGTGCTATATACAGAAAATACCTGTCCAACCAAATGGTACCGAATACAATCAAACTTGCCGACTCGTTCATTGAGAAAGGTGAGAAGGTCGTTATTGCCTGTTGCTACGACGAGGAACTTTATACCTTGAAGGAATATTATGGGAACAGATGCGTAATCTACAACGGTAAAGTGTCCGCCAAAGACAAGGATAAGAACATTGAGAAGTTCACCAATGACCCGAACATTATGGTTCTAGTCGGCAATATAACTGCAGCAGGCGTTGGAATCAACCTATTAGCAAGTCACATTGTTATTTTTAATAATGTTAGTTTTGTACCAGGGGATAACCTCCAGTTCGAAGATAGGGTTTATCGTATCGGCCAAAAAAACGATGTGAATATATACTACCAGATTTTCCGCGACACCCAATATGAGAAGATGTGGAACATTGTTCTTCGTAAGTCACTCGTTATAAATCAGATAGTGAAGAAAGAGGCGGAAAAATGACAGAGAAGATTAAGATTTTCAACAAGAAGTACAGTGTAAGGTCTTTAATGAGAATAAAGAAGGGATGGAAAGATAAAGTCATTGAATTCCAATATGAAGACCTTGATTACATATGCGACTGTTCAATGGTGAGGTTCTACGAGGTTTTTAGGTGGAGGTTTAAGAACAAAGAAGACAGGCAACTTGTTGATGTGTATGTTGATTATTACCCGGATACAAAAGATTATGAGTTTGTAGATGGGCAAGATAGTATTTACTATATCAAAAAGAAAGAAACAGAAGAATAGTATGGAAAGAAGAAATTTTTTAAAGCGTTTATTCGGTGCTGGCGTTGGTATTGCTGCAATGGCTACCGTACCGGCAATCGCAAAAACTAAGCAAGAAGAAACATTTACGCTTGAAGACATTGCGTTCCGTTGTAAAGGAAACATGGATATGTGGTATCTCAAGAAAGGTAGTTGGCTTGATAATGAGTTGAATGAAATCCTCGGAAAAAGGGTTGTTGATAGAAAGTATTTCAGTTATTATGACCCGAGGCGTGATATACGGATTCCAGTTAAGGAAAAGTATACTCGCGAGGACTTTATGGGAATAATCCTGTGGGCGAAGGCGCAGTATGATTTTAACTATTACTGCAACGGAACAGCAAATGGCGGCGTGGAAACCGGGCTGTGTAGGTTTATTTTTGACAAGAGGGAAAACTGTTATCAAACGGAGGTTTATTCAGCCAGGAACCCTAAAAACGATATTGATTTGACTACAAAAATATTATATGAATGAGGAATATTTAGGTTTTGTGGCTGAGATAGGAAGGACGACGGATAGGAAGTATCTGTACCGTTTTGACTTCACGTATGACCCGGACAGCCTTTGGGGGGAGTTTTTCAACATTCCTCCAGCTTGCATAGTGCCAGACCTTTCGCCAGACCCGAACTGTCTTTCCAGGAGTGCGAAAATCATCTCTCCCGTCAAACTAATGACCGCAAAGGAAAATGCCTGCTTCTCAATGCAGGACTGTATAGACGGAATTATTCCTTTGTGTTTCAGTGAGATAGATGAAGATACGATTGAGTTTCACCACAAACCGCTAAAATTCAAATTCGGTGAGAAGATTGAAACAGTTGAATTGAAAATCGCCGAGTGTGGACTGCAGAATATCGGTTTTGAAGAGATAAAAAGAAACGACGAAAATCTTGTAAATGACCTGATTAACAACCTTAACAATAATAGCGATGAAGATTTAGACCCAGATGAATTCTAATGATTCGGTCCTGGTGTTTGTCAAACCGATATGCAAGAACACGGACCAGACATATGAATACGACCTGTTTTTCAGCGACACCCCTGACATTGTTTGGGGTGTTGATTGGGAATGTAACACTCCAGGACTCATATCAAACGACGAAATAACCCCTGATTCAACAACGTACAACAAGGTCGTGAGAATAAAAATCCCATTCCCGCTAAAGACCGTTCAGGAGACATACTGCTACTCAATGGAATACGCGATTGCAAGGATTATCGCACTTTCATGGATTGATATAGAGAATATGGAAGAATACCCCGAAAAAGGAAGAATGGTTCTCTATTTCGGGGATACTTTTGAACACGTACAAGGGGTTTTGGGTGAATTTGGAATATTTATAAAGGAATAAAGGCATTGCAATGGAAGACAATAAAACCATTATATACGAATTTCTCAGTCAATATGAAGATTTTGTCCAAACTGACATTGAAAGCGGTTATAAAAACGTATATAGACCTTCTTGGCACCAGAACCCGATACAATTCTGGTTTAACCCGCCATTTGACGAGACAGGTAAAAGTGACCCAACATTAAGCGGGGACATTATACTACTTGAAGACGGAACCATAATGGTTGAAAATATGCGGGACCACCTTTTCCATAACTTGGACGAATGCTTAGGCGACTCATTAATTAGTTTCGTCTTAACCATTAAATCTACTAATGATTAAGCAGTTCACTGACAATCTGTTGGAAAAGAGTGTTTTCTTTTAAAACACCGTTTGCAAGTATATTGTTTTGCTGTAAAAAGCCGAGCAGTTTTTCCTTTCCTTCTTTATTCCAAGGAAAAACAAGATTTTTATTACCGGCAAGTTCGATTGTATATTCCTTTTCGTCTTCCGTTGCCTTTTGTGGGATTATATAAGATAATATCCAACCGGCTTTTTCCCTCTTACGTATAATGTCCCTTTTAATTACATCTCGCCCCATATCCTGCGCCGTTTTAACCTCGTCCAAAAAACGTTGTGGTGAACCAACATAAGGAACAACCTCACGGAGTGGTGGATTTTCAAATACGTCGGTTTTTTTCGCCTCTTCCAATATTTGCTGGAAATAAAGCAATATCTGTGTATCGTTTTCAAACTTTGACTTTTTGTTTATACCCTTAAGGGATTTAAACGTCTCATTTAAACGACTGATTATCTTACCATTATCGCCTAATGAAGTACTTAGTTCGTCTGCAAATTGCTTATAAGCGGAAAGTATTATTTGTTTTATTTCCGCTATTTTTTCACTACTTACTTCCGGCGGTCCGCTAAAGAACTTTGTCCCGCCGACAGTTTTTTCTATGAAACCGCATTGCGTGAGAATATATTCCCTCATTTTTGTAAAAAACGGGAAAGCAGAATATTCTTTATATGTTACCGACAATGGTCTATAATGTTGTTCGCCCTGGTATTCAAAACAAAACGTCCTATCACCGGTTTCACCAAGTATATCAATTGATTTACCATTAAGGTCATTATCTATTTTTTTACTCCTATTATACTCATATGTCCAAGTAACGTTTGGAGAAGAGTTTCCAATCAAAAAATAATAGATATCACCCTGGGTTTTGTCTTTTAACTCATTACTGAAATTAAGTAATCTCCAAAAAGGAACTATTTCTTTTGTTCCTTTCATCTTCTCGGTGTCATATAATGTTTGAAGCGCGATTTGGGGTGCCGGTATTTTTCTGTTTTTTGGGTTTAAACTGTTCCACTCGTTTATTGCTTCCTGCCCATCTTTCAACAAGAGTTCTATTGTCATTTCAGTTCCTGCGGGCCCTACTCCATACCTCGAGTAATTTGCTGACAGGAGATTATCCAAAGCGCTTGCGGTTATGAAAATCTTTTCAATAGGGGAACACGTATCCTGGTTCCTGTTGATTGGTGGTTTGACAAGATTTTTTATTGCCGCATTATCGTTTTTGCACCATCTCCTAAAACCAGAGTTTAAAACATCGTTTGATATCGTGCCTATCGGGTCAAACACGTCATCAACCGTTTTAAATCCAAAGCAAGATTTAATATCCGTCATAAACTCGTCGGTGAACAGCCCCGGATATTCCTGTTTATAACGTTCAAAATACGCTGCGGCACGGGACATTTGTAACAATGGTGCATTAAAACCGGTATTCTCAAGCGTCTTTGACAGGTCTTGCAACTCATTTTGGGCTGCGTTCAATATCATACTGAAAATATTCGGTTTTTTCTTTAAAAGATATTTTGTATACTGTGAAACGTTTTGATTCTGTATGCCCCCCAGATATTCTTCACTTTTAAGTGGACCAACACCCCTTTTTTCACAGTACACTGAATGATAGAAAAAAAGTAAGAAAAGAGAGAACGGAACAGTTTCATCAACGGCAAAATCACCCAGATTGACAGTCGGTGTTTTATAGTTGCTGATAAGCATCTCACCAATCGGGTTAACCAAAGCGTATATGTTGTCAATATAATTTTTCAGTGCGTTGAAGTTTGTGTTGATGTCTTGTGTATAAGATATATTGCTGCCACCATTTTGGTTGAACAGGTACTTCAACAAATCAATAGATGTTCCTTTTTGTGTGGTCGGTTTATCTACATTTTCTGGTTCTCCAACGACATTTTCCGCCCCGAATGTAAACTGCTTGTTTGTTTTACGTACTTTTTTCAAATTTTGCGGCATGCCATTTTTAACCCTCGTATAATATTTTTTTGCAATATTTGCCGGGAGCGTTTCATATTCGTCTGGGTGTGGGAATGGCGTAACATCCGGGAATTCTTCGGTCGGCTGAAAATAATCATATAAAGCAGACCTTAATTCCGGACAGTTTCTATAAGTTTTACCGATAAATTCCGGGTGCTGTTCAAAAAAGCCGCTCATACTTGGTGCACCGGCTTTTGGTTTTGCTTCTGCAATATTTTCCTTTATCAACCCCTTCAGGTCTTTCAAGTCAAACAAATTATTTCTTACTTCCGTAATTTTCATATGCCATAAAACGCCACAAGAGGCACTTATCTGCTATAAATATCTCCCTGGCAATAAAAAGAGTCAATTTGTTTTCACGAGATTTTTTTAGTACTTTAGGGTGGAAGAAAGGTCAGGGGATATGACCAGTTAAACAGTTATAACATGGAAGAATTTAAGAGACAAGAAATTACAATGGAGGCCGTGAAAACCTTTATGGAAGGACACGACCCGGAAGAAAGAATAGTTGACATTGTTGCAAACTACCGAGATTCGTTCGTAAAGGTCTATTACAGGGATGAGGATGATAATAAGTGTGTTTCGGAGCGTCCTTTCTATCCGTTTGTATGGGCCAAGAAAGAAGTCTGCGTGAAGATGAAGAAGTTCATTATGGACAACAACATCTGCGGCGGAAGCATGGCGAAGATGCTCGGCAAGTACGGAATATTCGTCAAGGAACTTTCTACCAAGAATAATGACGGCGAGGTTATTGAGAGCATGGAAAACGGTTATACTTTCCTTTTCTACGCTACCAGGTCCATGTCGTACAGTGATTTCCTTAAATTCTTCAAGGAGGCTGGCTTTCCTATCTACAAGGACCGCACAAAGGACGGACAAGAGGAACTTGCGAAGAACAAGACCAAGTATTACCTCACTGCAACCCCGGAGGAACAGTATCTGATTTCAACCGGAAAGCGTTATTTCAAGGGCTACAACGATTACGACGAGACGCTTCGTATGATTTTTGACCTTGAAACCACCGGTCTTGATACGAAAAAAGACCGCATTGAGCAGATTGGTGTGCGTTTTAATAGGCCGGTAAAATACAACGGAAAATACATTGTCTTTGAAAGGGTGTTCTCCGTGGAGGGGGAAACCGAAGAAGAAAGGAATGCAAACGAGCTGGAAGCAATCAAGAAATTCCTGCTCTGCATCGCATTGTTCAGTCCGGACATTATTACCGGTCATAACAGCGAGAACTTTGACTGGAACATGCTTATCGGTGCTTGTGAAAGGCTCGGAACAAGCATGTACGAGCTGTCAAAGGAGTATTTCAACAACGAGCCTATCTATAAGAGTCAGAAAGAGAATGTTTTGAAGCTCGGTGGAGAGGTTGAGAAATATCGTCCGACCGTTGTTCCTCACACTATCATTACGGATAGCCTGCACGCGGTTCGTCGTGCCCAGGCTATTGACTCCAATATGAAAAAGGCGGACTTGAAGTATGCAACCAAGTATGCGAAGCTAGTCAAGAAGAACCGTGTGTATGTTCCGGGTGAGAAGATTTCAACGATTTGGAACGATAACGAGGCTCACTACGCATTTAATGATAATGATGGTAAGTGGTATGAAATCACAGAGAAGAAACCGCTGAAAGACGGATATGAGGTCGTTACCGGCAGATACATTGTTGAAAGATACTTGTTGGATGACCTTTGGGAGTGCGACAAGGTGGAGCTGAAATACAATGCTACCAACTTCCTCATCTGTAAGATTCTTCCGCTTCCATACCAGAAATGTACCACTATGGGTACTGCTGGCCAGTGGAAGGCTCTCCTTATGGCGTGGAGTTATGAGAATGGGCTTGCTATTCCTGATGCACCGAACACTGGTAAGTTTACCGGCGGTCTTTCCCGATTACTCAAAGTCGGATATGTGGACAATGTAATCAAGCTTGACTATAACTCCCTGTATCCTTCCATTATCCTTACTTGGGGCATTGAGGATGATAAAGACTTGATGGGAACGATGCTTAAGTTCCTGGAATATGTGCTTACTACTCGTGAGGTCTCCAAGGGTCTCAAAAAGAAAGCCGGTAAAGTTGTTGAAAAATATGAGAAGAAGCTTGCAAAGGGTCAGGAACTCACACCGGAAGAGCTTGCTGAATACCAGACCGCACAAAAGGACTACTCGTTCAATGACGGTAAACAACTCCAGCAGAAAGTCCTTGGCAACTCGTTCTTCGGCTCATATGGCTCAAATATTGGCTCACTGTTCCCTTGGAAATCAATCGTGTGTGCTGAGAGAACCACCTGTACCGGGCGAATGAGCCTCCGCCTTATGATTAGCCATTTCGCCGCACTCGGTTATGAGCCGATTGTGGGTGACACCGATGGTTTTAACTTCAAACTCCCGGACACTTTCAGATATACCGATGAAAATCCTTATATCAGTACCGGTATGTCCAGAGAAACGAAAAAGGGAAAGGCATATACTGGGTATGAAGCTGATGTTGCCGAGTTCAATGATGAATTCATGTCTGACAAACATTATGCTGACAATGCGGTTAACAAGATGGGCCTCGGAATTGATGAAATCGTTTCTGCAACCATTAACTTCTCCCGTAAGAACTATGCGGACTACTTCCCAGACAAGCCTTATCCGGAAGATGTGAAGATGGTCGGTAACACTATCAAGTCAAAGAAGATGCCTGAGTACATTGAGAAGTTCTTGGACAAGGGTATTCGTCTGCTCCTGCAAAACAACGGTCAGGCATTTCTTGACGAATACTACGACTACATTGACAAGATTTACAGCTATCGGATTCCGTTGAAGGAGATTGCATCACGAGGAAAGGTGAAGAAGAGCCTTACAGAATATGTCGCAGACTGTCAGACACTTACAAAGGCTGGCAGGCCGAAGTCAAGGCAGGCGTGGATGGAACTCGCTCTCAAGGATAACCTTGATATCAACCTCGGCGAAACACTGTTCTATATCAACACGGGTAAGTCAAAGTCCCAGAGCGATGTGAAGAAAATCACGCACTATTATGAGGTCGGTGGTCTTTTCGGGGACAAGATGGACTGCAGGGTGGCACTTGAAAAGGAATGGAAGGCCGCACCGAAGACGAAGACCATTGAAGACGGCATCCAGCTTTCGTTGATGGACTACGTGAAGAAATATCACCCGGAAGTCATCATTGAGGATGAAATTGTCCTGAATGCGATGCTTTTGCCGAGAGAGATGGTTGATTCTGAGGAAGATGTGTTCTGCAAGGACGTTCCTGGTATGGAGTACAACGTTCCGAAATACATTAGTCAGTTCAACAACCGTATCAAGCCGTTGCTGGTGTGCTTTTCAAAGGAAATCAGGGACAAGATTCTTATCAACAATCCTTCTGACAGGCCTTACTTTACCGAAGAGCAGTCAAAACTTTCAAGCGGCGAACCTAACAATGAGGGCGACCAGGACACCTACGAACAGCTGATGACCATGGAAGACAAGGAAATCAAGTTCTGGAAAGCCCACCCGGAATTCAAGATACCGTTCCTTGAAGAGTGCGGCATGAACTGGGATGAGATTGTCAAGGACTATGATGATAGGACGGACAGGGAAAAACAACTTGGTATTGACCACATCAGAGAAGAGGTTGAAAAGGCAATCAGCAAGATGACAGGAGAAGACTTTGATAAGTTTGAAGATGATGGAGAAGTTCCGAACTCATTGAAGAAACTTGTTGATTTTGACCCTGTTACGAGCAACTTTGTGGACAAGACATACCCGGACATCGTAATTATTACAATTTACGACTTGCTTGACGCAAGGGATGCCAAGGAAAACGAGAATGGAGAGGAAGCAGAAGCTTAACCTCTCCATTTTTTATTATCCGAATCTCTTTGGATTTCTTTTTCTATATTCTG